TATGTACTTTCTCCGGGCGACTCTCGAGGAGTTTGACGCGCAGGGGGCCAGAGGCGGAGCAGCGTGGCAACCGCTATCAGAGCGATATGGCAAATGGAAAGCAAAACGGTATCCCGGCAAGCCGATCTTGGTCAGGACTGAGCGGCTCCGGCGATCCTTCTCGCTTGCTGGTCAGAAGGGCGGCGATCAGGTGTACGATGCTTTGCCAGAATCGCTCACCATTGGATCGGCCGTGCCATATGCGAGGTTTCACCAGCGGGGCACCTCGAGAATGGCAGCACGGCCAATTCTACAGCCTACGCAACGCGACATCGACCGCATTGTCTCGAGGTTGTTTCGCTTTGCTGAGCGCGGGGCCAGAGATGCAGGCTTCCAGACGCAATCACGCGCCAGACTGACACCGGGGGCTGAGTAATGGCATACACGACGACCAGATACAGCGCAGAGTTTGGCCTTCGGATACTGGACAACATCCAGGCATTTATCGAAGCGTCGACAGCCACAGCTCTTGCGGAAATTGACGCAACACTGCGCAATTTTACGGACTTTCGGACGCCGACGCCGATCGTCCTCAACTTCCCCGCTCTGTTTGTTTCAACCAGCAACGAGCAGCTGGAGCAGTCGGACGACGACTCGCATATCCGGGGCCGGATCGAGTTCTACATCGACATCGCAATTGATGGCGTCGACGCCTACACGCTCCAGCGGACCATCTTGAAATATACGCTTGCAGTTGACCGAGTGTTGCGGACGATGACCGTGGCTGACCTGCTGGGCGGTGTCACCACCTCGACGGTGACAGAGCCAGTGTGGGAGGTGACGGAGCATCAGTTCGGGATACTCAGACAAAACGATACAATTTACCGTCTGGATTCTCGCATAATTCTGGCGGTGCAAATGTTGGAGAGATAAATGGACTATCGCAAGAAGGCTGAATCAATGACTCTTCCCCCGTTGCCGTGGACTCACGAGGCACTCGGTGAGGAGAAATACTGTGAAATTGCGCGTGAGCTGGGTTACTTTGATCCTCGCTCAGAGCAGAAAAACTATCGTCCACCGCTTGATCCGCATCCTTACAAGGATCTCATTCGGGCAACCAAAAAGGAGAAGTAATGCCAGGTACAGCCAAAAACTATAACGCAAATCAAATCATTTTGGGGCCTGCTGATGTATGGCTCAATGTGGGGGTGCCTGCTGCTAATGCGCGTATGGTCCTGCATACTGACGGCACTCCAGATGACAGCAACACGGGATGTATTCATCTGGGCATGACCGTTGGCGGCACGACGTTTGAATACGTGCCAGAGATTCAGGACTTTTCGTCCGACGAACTGACTGCTCCGCACCTTTCGCGAATCATCACTGAGAGAGCAACGCTTAAGGGCGAATTCTTGCAGGTGTTCAACTGGTCGCTGTTGGAGAGGATGACCGTGGGCGGCACTCGATCGGTGGACACTAACACGTCGACCGGATACGAGCAGCTCACCATGGGCGGCCTCTCGACCATCAGCACCTTCTCCGTTGCACTGATCGGGCAAGATATTTTTGGCACGAATCAGTGGTGGGTGGTCCAGTTGTACAAAACGTTTAATAGAGCTGGTTTTAACTTTATGGTTACCCGCAAGGATCAGAGCCGCGCCCCATTTGAGTTCAACGGGCAGGCCATCACGAGCCGTGCGTCGGGCGACCAAATCGGAAACTTCTGGCATCAGGGCGTTGCCAATACGTAAACACGCAATCATTGAGAGGCTACAATGAAAGCAAACGAGTACAGACAGAAACGCCAGACAGTAGAGTTGACCGGACAGATCGCTCTACCGTCTGGCGCAGTGTTTACGATGAGGCGTCCACCGCTTGATCTGTGGATGGCGGCAGGGCGCATACCGCAATCATTCCTTCGCGCGATGCTCGAGGCGCAGCAAGGCGGCAGTAATGCCAATGTGCAGTTCTCGCCAGAAGAGACGATCGAGGGGCTAAACTTTTTGGCCGAGGCGGTGGTCTATTCCTGCGTAGAGCCACGGGTGGCAATCAAATCTGATGACCCGGACGTGTTGCTCTTGTCCGAGCTGGAAGCGGAGGACTTTCGTTTCCTGACCGGATGGGTGCAAGCGGGATCTCCTGGCGTACCGGTGAAGACTGAGACAGGGGAGGTGCAGCCCGAGAAGCTGCGCCGGTTTCGTCAGAAACGAGCAGGGGGAGGCTTTGTTGGCGATAGCGATGACAGCCAGCAAGTTCGGGACGAGGCCGAGCCAGCTCTTGCGGCTGGATGATGCGGGAGTGGCATTCGACTTCGACAATGCCGCGGCGGTCAAGCTGCAGCAGTGGGAAGATGAGCGGATGGTCGCAATGTGGGGTAACGGTGGTGAGAGGCAGGTAATACTCGATGGCCCTCGATAGAGACCAGGTTGGACTGCTATTCAAAATCGACGTCAACTCGATGGACGCTCGGCAGCAGCTCGAGCTGTTTCAGGGCGTCGTCCAGGGAATGGCGTCTGAGACATCGGCGCAACTGTCACGAGTGGGTGACCGCATCCGCGCGACTGGTCAGCAGCTCAACAACACCTTCGGCGATGCAGCGCGGGGCCAGCTTGCCGGGTTTGTGGGCCAGTTTGGGCTGGTAGGCGATGCCGCGGCAGGGATGATCCCCAGCTTGACGGGCAGCGCGGCAGGTATGGCCGCGATTGCTGGTGGAGCAGTAGCGGCAGGTGCCGCGATGGCCACAGCTGCGCTATCGACGGCCAACTATGCTGGAGCCCTCAACGATCTGGCGGATGTCAGCAACCTCGAGATCGATACGCTTCAAGGGCTTAATGCCGGAGCCGCGTTGGTGGGCCAGTCGTTTGAATCGCTGACCTCAACCACGGTGATTTTCCAAAAACAGATGCAGTCTGCCCAAGAGGGCAATGAGGAGATGTCAGCGACGTTTCGCGCCCTTGGTATTGACCTGACCGGATCTGTAGACGAAGCATTTCGACAGACTATTGAGCGTCTGGCCAGCATGGAAGATGGCTCACAGAAGACGGCATTGGCCACAGAGTTATTCGGCAAGCAAGGCATCCAGCTTCTCAAGATCATGAAGGAGATGGATGGCAGCTATGCCAACCTGATCAACAAGGCCGACGAGTTTGGAGTAAAGCTGTCTCGAGAGGATGTTGCCGCAGCTGATGAGTTTGGTAAACGGCTGGATATCTTGAGCATCAAGGTTAAGGGGCTGGCCTACGATATCGGGACAGGCCTCATCAATGCGCTTGATATGCTTGGCGATGCCTTTGTGGAAGCTTTTGATCCAGAAGCCGCGGAGCGAATGCAGGCCAAGATTGAAGCTGACGCAATCGCACGTCTTGAGGCTGTCGATCGAGGCACTGGCGCAGCGGTTGATCTGGGTGCACGAGTAGCAGAGGAGCGGCGTAAAGCGCGAGAAAAGGCAACAGCACCAAACAGAACCGCGGCAAAACCCATTGCCAGTGAACTACTACCTGATAATCGTTTTTATGAGCAGTATCTAAAAAACATTCAAACGCAAGAGCAGCGACTACGAGACGAGCAAGAGCGGTTGCGTGTAGCTGCAATGGTGGATGAAGAAGCGCGTATCATTGACGCTCAGCGCAGAATCCAGGAAAACATTCTGCGTGTACGCTTGGACATTGCGCAAAACACAGAAGGCACCTACAGCGACACGGTTTTACAGCTCAAGCTGGACAACCTCGAGATGGAAGCCACGGCCACCAATCGCAAGTTGCTTGAACTTCAGTCTCAGCGTGTAGCGCAAGAAGAAGCCTATGAGATGGATCGAGTGGCACGAGTGCAGGCCGCTGAGGAGCGCATCCGGGCCGAAGCGCAGAAGACGTTTGAGGAGCAACGGCAAGCATTACTGTCCTTGCGCGACCTTATCGAAGAGAGTCGACGGCAGCGAATGGAATCGCTTGCGGCTGATCCTTCGTCGGCATTGTCGATCTTTGGCGCACAAGGTCAAGAAGCGGCTGACCGTGGGGCTAGCGTGTTTGCGCAAATCGGCGCGTCGGCAAGTGAAACAATATCAGGCGTCTCGCAGCAACTCGGCAACTTCTCCTCAATGATGACCGACGCGCTCAATAGCGTGGCCAGCGGTCTGCAGAACATCATTGCGGGTTTTATCATGACCGGCAGGATTGGCGGTCAGGCGTTCAAGGCCCTTGCCGCGCAGGTGATTGCAGCAGTAACAGCGCAGGCAGCGGTCAAGGCAGTTTTTGAGCTAGCCGAAGGGTTTGCCGCATCAGCCATGGGTAACGTGGCGGCAGCGGCACAGCACTTCACCGCGGCCAAATTCTATGGCGT